CTGATAACGTAGAAATGTTGCGTGGATCTTTAAGCTCTGAATAGACCTCATCCTTTTGGAATGATTTCACAACAACAGGTGGACGTTTTGTGTCGGGATCACTAATGGCCTGCATAAAAGGCCCCAATGCTGGTGCAGCTTGGTTGCACTTGATCCGTTGTGAAGGCTTCTTCAACGAATCTAGCACTTCAGTAATAGTGATAGGAGCACAACAACCAGGAGTAGGAACCAGGTGTTCAATAAACTCTGCAGCATATTGCAGATACTGAGTGTTAAACGGCTTGGTGTTGTTGACAGATATGATACGTTTATCCACACACCAAACATCATTACTTAATCCACGTTCAGGCACAAATGCAGCATTAGTAAGAATTGGTTTACCCACAACACGATGAGCAAGTTTAGACTGTGGCTCCATGTCTGGTAATGGAAGCCGGCGATATGCAGTGCTACGCGCTGGTTCGACATACGGCGTATGAGTAGCACGTACATTAAACTCTGTAACAGGGTAAGCACTGTATATAATGGCCTGTGCCAAATTAGATTCCAATAAATTCTTATACTCAGGTTGCAAAAATGGCATCAAATCATGCATCTTCAGAGCGCTGTGACGAATGCGCGAATCAAGAATTGATCGCATCCGTGCAGTTATACGGATTGACGCAGGTGTTTTTGGAGCCGATAACGACAAAGTAGCATCAGCACCCGCATGAGTTATCATATAAGATGTGCGCACAGACCCATCCATAGTTTGGACTTTAAACGCCAATTTACGACGGGTAAGTGAACAACTTGTAATAATGGAATCATTGGACTGCACAGACTTGGGCACTAATAATACTACCGACCAATGCACATTCATAGGTGCAGCTTCAACAGCATAGGTGATCGTGACACCAGGATACACAGCCTCAAAGTGGTCCACATTGTAATCCCACAATTTGTGGTTGTAGACAGCACCGCCGGCCATGGTCATGGTAATAGTATCATCAGGATTGGATACCCAGGTGGCCTCCTCAAACTGTCCACAAGGATCAGCAGGAGTGAAGGTAAACAGCATCATTGGTTTACACATCCACGCATATTCAGTCCAATCCACATAATAATCAACATTTATAAACTTAATTATATGAGTTGGCAATAGTGGATCGGACCGAGGAGGAGAATGCGAGTCGCAAGCCCAAATATGGACTAGTGACCCGTGTATCTTGCTAGCAACATCACGTGCTGACATCTGAACGCTGTAAGGCTGAAAGCCATTCAACGTGCAGAACGCATTGATTGATGCGTCAGCAGAGTTGCGAGTACGAGCGGCCTGTGGATGGGAATGTCCAGATCCAATATGACCGGCATGCACG